CATATCGACTACCGTAAATACACGGAAAAAGAAATGATCGTGCAAGCTAGGATAATGGACGCATGGCTCAAAGCCATGGCAGAAATCGTACCACTAAGCCGCAGAGACAATCAATACTGCCAATTCGGCATATCGTCCTCGCAAAGATACAGAGCAGTAAATGTATGCTCATTCAGCGCACACCGCACCCTAGAAATACGCCTGCACTCAGCCACGCTGGATTACACCAAAATCCTTGCATGGATTCGACTGCTGGAATTGCTCCGAGTCATTCGGAAGAAGCCAAAGGCAGCGGGATGCATAGGCACACTCGAACAGTTGCCACTCGCTACCCATGATCTCGCATATTGGAAAATGCGGCATCAGCAGATCAACCCAACTCAATACGAACAGAACCTCAGCCCAGAACAGGAATAAATATATGTGCAAACTAACTATACTCACGGGTCACGACCCAAAGACAATGCCAGCCCTCGTCCATCGGATATGGACTGAAATGGCTAAAACGGAACATGACGGCTTCGGAGCCGCATGGCTATCGCCCAAAGGCAAGATCATGACCATCAAGTCATCGTCGCACCAAAGCGTAAAAAATCTGCCAAGCTACTACGAGGGATTTGCACAAGGGCATTTCTCGCCAAGCAACGGCGGCCCACTCCTTATCCACGGACGCACCGCAACGTGCAACGTGGACATCGAGAACACGCACCCGATCAAAGTCGGACAAGCCATCATCATCCACAACGGGGTTGTTGATTCCACAAAATACAAAAACTTGCACTCGACGTGCGACTCCGAACTAATCCTCCAAGCCTACCAAGCCGCAGGAATGCAAGAAGTCGCAGCAGAAATCACGGGCTATTATGCCTTCGGCATCCTATACCCAAAAGGCAAAGGTTTGCTCACGATTGCAAGAGACGATCGCGCACCGTTATTCGGCGGAATCACAGGATTCGGAGAAGTCTTTGCAACAACGCAAAACCTAGTAGAAATCACGGGAGCCACCATCCGAGGCAAGATCAAAGACAACGTATGCATGACATTCCAAAACAACGTATACATCGGCACCGAGAAATTCACCCCCAAGCGCAAAGTCGTCACGACCTACTCCATGGCACAAGTAGAGCGCAGCATGGGTCAACAGTCGGAACTGATGGCAGAATCGGCCTACGGCCAACTATACAACCGTTCAACAAACTGGAGGCAAGATGAAGCTTGATTGGATTAACTTCATCTCAGGCATCATATTTGCACTAATCTGTTTCTTCCTTATCATTTGCAGTAGAGAAGATTAAGCAATACAAGGGCTAGCGGCTTACACCCGCCAGCCCTTTTTTTATACCAAAATTTTTTCCAAGCAGCTTGCTAGCTGCTTGGAAACAAGCTGTTCCAGCTTGCCGCCCCTATCGGGGCTAAAAAATGCACCAAGACAAAAGTAGAGCGGCTACGCCGCGCAATCCCAATAAGACCCACCCCCAACTGCAGAGCCGCCCCTCAAGGGGCTGGCAGCCAACAGCCACAAACTCCTGCCCACAAATCTCCTGCGGCACACATACCAATGACACAAGATACAGGAGGAAGGGAACAGAAAGCCCTACCAAGACAAGTAGGAGAGTTCGACCAAGGCACAATACCAGGCCATGCAACCCTTTCCTCTCATACCTAATATCTCACGCACGCCCCCAGCAATACAAGCAATATCTCCTAAGTAGCTGGCAATTACCACATTAACTATCTGCAAACATAGGGGGGGAGGGGGTCTACCATTAATATGTAGCGTGCGTATAGATATGGTTAGAAGCCAGATTAAAAAAATTGCAGATGTTGGCCTGCCTGCTGTCAACTTCGTGGCGTTAGGAGATTGATACTATAGTACTACCCCTAGGGTATAAAGACAAGGTACTCCTTATAGGTGGTATGGGTGCGGCGAAAAAAATGATTGACATAGATGTTGGTGCAAGGTAAGGTGTTAGCAATGGCTGATGGATATGTACTACCTGTGATAGCGGCAAGTGTGGCGGCTAATGGGGTAGACGGTACGTTGACTGAGGCCAAGCGTCCTAAAGAAGCTGTGCTGGCGTTAGAGAGGCTGTGTCAGGGATGGACGTTCAATGAGATACGGGAGGAGACGGGCCTATCGTTTAATGCCATTAGTTCTCTGAAGGCGCGAAATGAGGTGGCTATGGATGTGCGGCGGCAGCAGCTTGCGGCAGATGGCTTTGAGATGGCAGAGAAGCTAAGGCTATTGGTGGGCAAGAAGGCGGATATGTTAGCTAATGATGATGCCGCGCTTAGGCGGGTAAACATCCGCGATCTTGTGTTGCCCTATGGTATTGCAATGGATAAAGCGTTACAGAGCTTGGGCGAGGCCAAGGTGGTGATTGAGCATAGGTCTGGGAAGCCTTCCTTAGAGGATGCTGTTGCCGCCATCAATGCTGCCAAGGCTTCTTTGGTTAAGGATGCTATTCCTGTAGAGAGCTTTGTAGTGCCGCCAGATAACGCCGCATGAAGTGGAAATCACACCCAGTGCTTTGTCCGCCGACGCCTGATGAGATGGCGCAGATGGAGCCTAGCAAGTTGCTGGATCTGTGGGAGATATATCATTCGTCCATTGCTAACAGCGAGCGGGACAGCTATCGGTATGGCTTTGTCCTGCCCCATTGGAAACAGGCCGACCAGCAGCTTGCCAAGTTTACAGAGATATTGATTAGTGGTGGTAATCGTTCTGGTAAAACAAGTTATGCGGCTAGGGCTGTGGTGCAGGCGGCGATTGAGAACCACGGCAGCGTCATCATGTGCTTTAGCCAGAACGCCGACGTATCCATCCGCCAACAGCAGAGTGCCATCTATGATGCTCTGCCAGAAGAATATAGAAAGAAGATGCTGGGGGCAGAGGAGAATGTTAGCTACACCAGAAAGAACGGCTTTAGCAAAGGGAGTTTGATTCTGCCTAATAGCCTGTCGCAAATAATTTTCAAGACCTATGCCCAGTATCTGAACAACGACACCATCTTAGAGGGTGCGGAGTTGGGCTGTAGGGATGCTAAGGTGATGAACATTGGGGCATGGTGCGACGAATACTTGATTGGGCCAGACCTCCTTAACACCCTTAGATTCCGTTTGGCTACCCGCAATGCCAAGATGATTGTGACGTTCACCCCTATTGATGGGTACACAGAGGTGGTGCGCGACTACATTGGCGGGGCTACGACAATAGAAAGCAAACCAGCAGAACTACTTGGAGGACGGTTGGTAAGCACTATCCAACATTCTAAGAATCGTAATGCCGCCGTAATCTACTTCCACACAAAGGATAATCCCTTTGGAGGCTATGACCGTATTGCCAAGGACTTAGCTAATAGGCCAGAGGAAGAAATCCTGTGCCGTGCGTATGGTATTCCTACCAAGAGCTTTAGTTGTCAGTTCCCTAATTTTAGTACGGATGTAAATGTCATACCCCACGAAAAAATTCCTAGGATAAACGTCACTAGGTACATGGTGCTAGACCCTGCTGGCCGCAAGAATTGGTTTATGTGCTGGATAGCCGTAGACGAGACAGAGACGTATTACATCTATCGGGAATGGCCTGATGTTGCTGTAGGAGACTGGGCTAAATGGCATGGCGGCAAATGGATTGGCGGCGAAGGGTCTAAGGGGCTAGGCTATGGCATCAAGGACTATGTTAATCTAATCACTACTTTAGAGTCTGATGGTAAGGAGAACGTCTTTGAACGGCTGATTGACCCACGTTTAGGCGCGGCCAAATATCAGGGGCAGGATGGAGCTTCTTCTATCATCGAGGATTTGTCTATGGCTGGCCTGACGTTTGTGCCTGCGCCCGGACTTGATATTGAGGACGGCATCCAAGCCCTCCAAAGCAAGATGGCTTACAATAAAAAAATTTCAATAGATGGCGTTAATCGCCCACACCTTTATGTATCCAACCGTTGTCAAAACATTATCCAAGCGTTCCAAGAATACACAGCCGAAGGCGGCCCCGACGAAGCGTGGAAAGACCCCATCGACGTATGTCGTTATGCTGCCATTGATGGAATCCAATTTGTTAAGGAAAATAAGTATGATGTACAAAAAATTAAAGGAGGCTATTAAATGAGTGCTATTCGTATCACAGACTTAGCTAAGGAACTAAACGTATCTGTTAATGAGTTGATGCTATTGAAAACCAATAAACTCGACGAAACAGACTACAAGGGCGTTGGTAAAAACACATGGTTTAACGATGCTGGCATTGCCAAGATTCGTCTAGCCATTGACATCCCGTTGGCTGTGCCAAATCAATTTGTGGGCATGGTGCTATCTAGTGCCAAGAATCCTAATTGGGTGTATTGTGAGATTGTAGGGATTGGCGGCAAAAAGCCTGTAGCCATCCCACGCCGCTTGCGTGGTAAACTGTTGAATAAGCGTATTCCAATTCACGCTATCACTGATGCCACTGGGACAACCTACCGCCATGCGCTCCTCACGGGATATAACTAATAATCCCGATTGGATTTCAGAGCAAGTAGATAGACTCCTTGGCTTTGAAATGCTTTGTAAACTCCTCACTGCTGACCCTCGTCCTATCCCGCCCGGTAGTCTGGCTGATAAGATTGGGGTGTATAAAGGATATTCCCACACAATTCTTTCCGATATTAGAACCCGCCAATTAAATGGATAATAACGACAAACAAGAAGCCCTGACATACGCCAGCAAAGAGCCAGACATTACAGTGCTGCGCGATGCGTATGAGCAAACAGTTAATGAACTAAGTAGCTTCTTTGACACTTGCCGTAGTAGCTATGATGACCGTCGTAATTATTGGCCGGGCAAGAGCCGCGACCTACGCAAGCACGGGGCTGATGCGTTTCCTTGGGAGGGTGCGGCGGATACAGAGGCGCACGTTATTGATGAGCGTATCAATGCGTATGTTGCTATGTTTATTTCGTCCATGTCTCGCGCTAACATTCGCGCCTATCCTGTGGAGATTACAGACATTGGTAGGTCAAAGGTTGTAAGCAGCTTCCTTAAGTGGATGGTGTCTGCTTACATTCCCCGTTTTAAGAAAGAGATGGAACTTGCCGCCAATTATTTATTGGAGCGTGGCGTTCTCATCACCTATGTAGGCTGGCAACGTGAGAACAGCACCTACTTGCAAAAATTAGACTTAGCGCAACTAGCTCAAGCCGACCCGAATCTAGCCAAAGCTGTGCTAGAGGGAACCGCTGATGACCAGCTCATTGAGATGCTGCGCTCTGTCTACCCTCAAGTGTCTGATAAACGTGCCAAGCGTGCATTAAATGAACTCCGCAAGAAAGGTGTTGCTGAGATTCCTGTTGTACGCCGCCAGATTGACTGTCCTCTAGTCAAAACCCTTAGCCCTGACGGGGACTTCTTCTTCCCGTCCTACGTTACAGACCCACAGCGTTCGCCCTATTGTTTCTGGCGCACCTACTACACAGCCCAAGAGTTGCAGAACAAGGTTGGCACAGAGGGCTGGGATAAAGAATGGGTGGATTACGTCATTGAGCATTATCGCGGGATTAAAGTGAACGCAATTGAGACAGAACTCAATGGCCGCCGCAACTATGGCTTTACCACACAGATTTATGAGGCCAATGAACTCATTGAAGTGGTGTATGGCTATCAACGGTTGATTGATAAAGAAGACAACTCCGAAGGTATCTATTGCACCGTATTCCATCGTGACCTAGACCGCAAGAAAGAGGCGCAGAATGTGCCTGCTTATGCCAAATTTGAGATAATGAACGGCTACGAGGATTATCCCGTGGTTGTTACACGGCTGTTTGAAAACAGCAAACGTCTATATGATACACAGAATGTTTCTGACTTGCTGCGTGGTATTCAATGGCAAGTAAAGGTAGAACGCGACAGCCGCATTGACCGCAACAGCATGGCTACCCTGCCTCCTGTGCTACACCCTGTGGGCAATGAACCCAAAGACTGGGGGCCGGGGCGTTACGTTCCCTATCGCCGTGCTGGTGAGTTCCAGTTTGGCCCTGTGCCGCAATACAATGCGGGTTCTGTAGAGATGGAGAACACGCAACTCAAGACGGCTGACAATCTTGTTGGCCTAGACCCAACAAATCCTTTGTCGTCTATTAAGCAGCAGTTCTTTGTGGATAAGTTCTTAGGTCATGTGCGCGATGTCATCAAGATGTCTTTTAAGTGTTACCAACGCTTTGGCCCAGAACAAGTGTTCTTCCGTGTTACAGGTGTGCCTGACCCACAGCGGTTTGATAAGGGCAATCCTGATGAGGACTTTGACATCATGATTAATTTTGATGTACTCAACACTGACCCAGAGACGCAAGAGGCAAAGCTCAATCAGCTTGTCTCGTTATTACAGCTCGACAAGAATGGCCGCATTAATGTGGATGCTTTGTTGGACATGGCGGCTGCCGCGATTGACCCAATGTTGGCCGACGCTATCTTGCAGCCAGCCGAGCAAGCACAGCAACAGGTAGTCAAACAAGTAACCGATGACCTTACAAAAATCTCGTCCGCTATTGAAATGCCAGCCCGTCCAAATGGGGCGCAAATTGCGTTGCAAGTTATCACCCAATATGCCCAGCAGCCAGATGTTGCCCAGCGATTGCAGCAAGACGAAGCCTTCAAGGGTCGTCTCGAAAAGTATCATTCACAATATATCTTCCAAATGCAGCAAATGCAGAACGCCCAGATTGGCAAAATCGGGACTCAACCCGCTGCCGTTGGTGAAATGAATACGCAACAGATGGCGCAGCAATGAATAAGCCTATGTTTAATGTAAACTTTGCCCCGCAGCAGGGGCCAGCTCCAATTGCTCCAGTAGTGGCTGAAGCTGCTCCTGCCCCAGACTTTGGAGAGAGTTTATATCTTCAACTTAAACAGCATGAGAACAGCAAACCTTATGCCTACAAAGATACAGCAGGGCATCCTACTATTGGCATTGGGTTTAACTTAGACGACAAGGACAATAAGAAGATATTGTCTGGTATGGGATACAATGTTAAGGATGTTATTGCTGGCAAGGTAAGATTGACGGAGCCTGTCATCAAAGAACTGTACGATACGTCTATTGCTAAGGCTACTAAGGACGCAACAAATTGGGTTCCCAATCTTGCGGAGCATCCAGAGAATGTCCAGAAGGCCATTATTGATATGTCCTTTAATTTGGGCGCAACTAAGCTGGCAGGCTTTGTTAAGACCCGCCAAGCCTTTATCAATAAGGATTATAAGGAAGCCTCTAAACAGATGCTTGACAGTGATTGGGCTGGTCAGGTAGGTAAACGTGCTAAGAACCTATCAGCCCTCGTTTTATCAGCCTCCTAATATGCAAAAAGACCTTGTATTCCTCAGTAATTTTAAACCGTTTGGCGAACTGCTCAAGCAAATCCAAGAGATGAGAGAGGATGCTATTAGCTCTCTGCTGGAGGCCAAGACAGAACACATTCAGCAAATTAGTGGGCAGATAATTGCTTTTGACAGCATCTTGCAGCTTACAGAAGCTAAAGACGTTATTAAGAAGACAGATAATCTTCCTTAATAGGGGTAGCCTTACACATGGCCTTTTCCCGGCGGCCATGCAGCTCATAGTTTTTAATTAAATAGCTTGCGGCTTACAGCTTAAAATTAAAAAGAAACAAGAAAGAAAAACAGAGTATGAGACTAAATCTAGCCCCTTGTCAAGCAAATAATTTCATTTCTTGTATTCCTCGACTGAAACTATTTTTATTCCACGGAAGTTCTCCTTCATGGAAATGATGGCTTTTTGAGCGTCTGCTGCCCAAATCGGCGTTTCGCCAGCACACAGCACCTCGGCATCATTTGGCAATCTGTCGTTCCCAGAACGGAGATATTGAGTCCATTTAATCTGATAGCGGTTCATCGTTGTGTGTTCTTTATCTTAACGTCTCCCGCCATCCAATACGGGGGATTCTCACGGCTATACTTAAAGATGCTATGTTCTGGGATGATGAGTTCTCCCTTATGGCGGCGCATACTCTTGGCAATGTAATAGTGTTCTGGGGCAACCCAAGCATTTGGGTTCGTGCTGTAGTGGTTTATTACAAGGCTTTGCATAACATAAATATATGAGATAGATTAACATAAATACGTCAAGCATCAAAAAGGGGTGGTATTATCTGCCTATCGACTTCGCTAGTCGTTAAAAAGCGGCACAAACCTATGTCTGATGAAGTAACTGCACCCAACGCTGGGGGTGCTGATAGTAACCCAGTGGTAAAGTCCAACATTACAATGGCAGAACTTGCACGCCATCGTATTAGCCAGAAGACCCAAGGGCAACCGCCCTCGGCTCCTACGGCTTCAGAACCCAAGACTCAGGAGGAACCAGAGCGTAAAGTGCAGCCGACTAAGGAGAGCGGCTCCACCGAAGCAAAGGAACCAACTAAGCCAAAGGATGTTCTTTCAAACGAAGTTGATTTAGAGAATATGTCAGAAGCGGAACTGCGCGAACTATCTGAAAAGCTAGGTTCGCGTGCCGTGGCCCGATTTGGGGAACTCACTGCTAAACGCAAACACGCCGAGGAACAGCTTGCTGCCCTTCGGAATGAGTTAAACAATCGCAATAACAGCGACCCACTCGCTTCTGAGAAAACCAAAGACAATCCCTATGCGTCTATCAAGACCCTTCCCGACCTACAGGCTAAAACCCAAGAAGTCGATGAGGTGATTGAATGGGCCGACGATGTGCTATGGAACAATGAGCATTTGGCGGCGGATGACGTAGTGGCAACAGTGAACGGTCAGGAGTTGACAAAATTGCAAGTGCGGAAAGCCCTGCGCGATGCTCAAAAAGCTCGCAAAGACTTTCTTCCCTCGCAGTTGCGTGAACTACAGGCTGGTGAACAACGTAAAGCCCTTCGCGGCCAAATGGACGTTGCTGCTAGACAGGAATTGGAATGGATGGGTGGTGAGGATAACGATGTTCGTAAGCAATATGAGATATTAAAGGGCAGTCCCCTTCTCAGAAAGGCTATGGATAGCGTCCCTGACCTAGAGCCTTACATGGAGTATATGGTGGCACACGCCGCTAATTCTATTTATGGCCGCAAGTCTATTAACATAGACAAGCCCAAAGCCTCAATCAACCCGCCTTCTTCGCCCGGTTTTTCGGCAGCTCAAACTGAGCAGCCCGAAGGTCGTCAGCAGAAGCAGGAGAGAGACATCAACGAGAGGTTCTTAAAGACTAATGCAGTGAGTGACTTCATAGCCCTCCGAACGCAACAAATTTCTAAACGTAAGTAATTATCTAACACAATGGCCTTTTCAAACACATTCGACACAACCAATCCGGGTTCTGCGGTATCAAACCGCGAAGACCTGCTTGACGTATTGACGATTCTTGCACCAGAGGAAACTCCTGTGCTGTCGTCCGCCCCTAAATCCAAAGCTTCCGCCACTTTCGTTGAGTGGACAGTAGACAGCCTTTCGGCTCCCGTCACAACGGGTGTTGCTGAAGGTGCTGACGTTACTGCCTTCACTGACAAGTTTGCTGGCCGCGCTCGCCTTGGCAACTATGTTCAAAAGTTCCGCCGTGACTTCATGGTGTCTGACTTGCAGAACGCTGTTGACTCGGTTGGCCCAGCGAAGATTGCCCAAGCGGAGGCGAAAGCCGTCCGTGAAATCAAGCGCGACATCGAAGCGACTTTGATGTCCAACAATGACCGCTCGGTCGAAGATGGTGGTAGCACCGTTTACGGTCTGCGTGGCCTTGGCGACTGGATTGACTCCGCTGGCCCAAGCGACGTTCCTGCTGCCTATCGCACACCTGCTGCGAGCATTAGTTCGTCTGGTGCGATTACAGAGACAGTGTTTAATAACCTGATTACCTCTATCTATCGCGTTACAGGCACAACAAACAGCCTCACGCTGGTTGCTGACACAGCCCTCCGTCGCGTTATCAGCGATTATGCCCGTACCTCTGGCAGCTCTGACTACTCGGTTCGTCAAGTGACGTACAACGGGGAAGTTTCGAGCATCAAGCTCGCGGTTGAGATGTATGAGTCCGACCACGGCATGGTGAGCATCGTCAACATGAACCCTGACTGCGCTCCTGACACATCGAACAAAGACACTGGTTACCTTATCAATCCTGACTACTACGGGGTTGCGGAGCTTATCAGCCTTGGTTCGACACGCCTTCCTAACCTTGGCGGCGGCGACCGTGGTTATGTTGATAGCACGCTCACATTGCTTGTTAAGCACCCCGGTGCGCACGGCAAAATCACAGCGATTGCCTAACCTTAACTAAGGAACTACTACTATGCCTAAATTAACAGTAAACGAGGCCGCTTCTGGCTTCACACACATCGTATCGGTTGAGTTTTCCGATTTAGTTGCTCAAGGCACTGGCGTTTCAAAAGCCATTGCTGTTCTTCCTGCTGGTAGCTCAGTTGAATTTGTGGGCATCCACAAAGCGACTGCTGCTGCTGGTAGCACAAGCGTCGTTCTCGACGTTGGTACAACATCCGCTACGCCTACAGAGTTTATTTCTACTCTGGATGCTGATGCAATGACAACTCCTGTGTACAACACAGGTACATTGTTCGTGCAGACTGCGGGTAACACTACCATTAAGGGTGGCGCGTTGCCAGTTAAGCCCGTATCTGCGGATACAACGGTGTATCTCAAGGTCACTGATGCCGCCCTTGCTAGCCTCACGGCTGGTCGTTGGATTATCGGTATGCGCGTGCTTAACCTCGGTCAGTTCTAAGACAAGCACAAACTAGTCTTGCTATACTTGGGGCATACCTTTAAGGGTATGCCCCTTTTTAGTGCATGAACATAATTACTCAGCTACCTAGATACTCTGATGGTGAGGTAAATAGAGCGTTAATCCGCGAGATTTCAACAGGCATGGAGCTAAAGAAACAGACAGAAAGAAAGAAGGAAATTGAAGCGGCAGAACAGGCCAAACAATATAAAGACGTTAAAGCCATGAAGGGCTTAGGTCGTTGTGTGGGCGTTATCCCAGAATGGGAGTTCTTCCGTATGCAGCAGAGATACGGCCATGCCGAGATTCATTCCAAGGGCTTTATGAAGTATTTCCAGAAGGCATTTCCGCATCTATCTCCTAATAAACTATAATGCAAAGCAACACCTACACAAGTTTCTATGCAGACGTACTTGCGCTCACTGGCAACAGCAGCTTCACCACCACTGAGCAAACGCGCATCTTGGCTAATGCGAACCGTAGGTTGTATCAGGCTTATCGTAGCTTTTCAAGCTGGCCGCGCTACATTGTGGGCGGCGAATTACGTCCAGCTACTAATGGGCTGATTAGCCGTGATGCTATTGCGGGGGCAACCTACACCATCAGCAGTGCAACTCGTAGTGGAAGTGTAGTGACTATCACTACAAGCGTACCCTACGCCATGTTTACGGGTGCAACGGTGACGATTGCTGGTTTGTCTGGCACGGTGGAACCAGATGGCGATTATGAGATTACAGAAGTGAGTGCTTCTGTGTTCACCTATGATTTAACCACTGGCACTGGCACAGAAACCTATACTGGTAGCGGCACAGCCGTCTATGCTGGCATTTCAGAGGTGGATAGCTTTAATCGCGTTTTCCGCGACAATCCCCTCAATCTTAATAGCTCAGTGGAGTATGAGTTCTATGTAGATGTTGATGGGGCGCACGTTATTAATAATTTCTCCAACAATAGTTCGTTCTGGGTTAATTATTACAAAGAGTGGAGTGGGCCATACACGGCGGCATCCACAGACATTCCCTTAGAGTTCTATCGTTTTGCTGTCCATGCCACCTATGCTGACTATCTGCGCTTTGATGGGCAGATTGATAAAGCTATGGCCGAAGAAAACAATGCCCAGCAGTATCTTATGATAGAAGTAGACAAAGCAGAAAACCAACGTAACGTGAACACCTTACAACGCAGAATCTCAACCTATAATTCCCGTCAATCCCGCTAATCATGGCTAATACATTTTCAGTCAATTTATATCCGCTTCCCGCACCCGGTGCTACGCTACAGAAACTTACTGTTAGCACAGCCCCTGTTTCCTATGCCTCTACGTTTTATGACGGCAAAGTAAAGTTTGTGCTGTTTGAAGTGCAAGCTGGCGGCGTGTATGTCACCTTTGATGGCAGCACACCTAGCTCGTCTAATGGGCATCTGTATGCTGTAAACACCCGCGAGTTCTGGAGTGCTAACAGAGCAGATGAGGCTAAATTCATCCGCGCAACAGTGGATGCCACTGTCTACGGCTCACCCTTCACCTGCTAATTTTATGGCTAACTCAAGAATTGTTAATGGCCCAATGCAAGTGTTACCCGCGCCGGGCGTGGGTGATAGAACATTAGCTGTTACGGGAACAGCTTCCAATTTTATTGTGGCGGCACTAGATGCTGACACAAGCCATGTCTATTGGAGCTTAGATGGGTGCGATATGCGCGTCACGATTGACGGCGGCACACCTACGGCTGGAGCTGGTCACATCTTCAAGGATGGCAACTCTGGTATCTGGAGCCGTTCATGGGCTATTGCTGCTAAGGTGATTGCGGTATCTGGCAGCGGCACAATTACAATCAGCGAACTCAACTACGCCTAATATGTCTGGAATCTTTGACCAAGTAATCAACTACGCTCCGCCCAGCTTGCTCAAAGGTACGGTGACGTACAAAGGGACATGGAGTGCAGCTACAAATACGCCTACATTAGTAAATCCTACAGACTCCACGACTAATGGACATTATTATGTAGTGAGCGCGGCTGGGACGCAGTTTAGTTTGGTGTTTAACATTGGCGATTGGATTATCAGCAATGGCTCGGCTTGGGAGAAGGTAGATAATACAGACGCTGTTTCTAGCGTATTCGGGCGCACGGGAGCGGTAGTGGCTGTTAGCTCTGACTATGCTGGGGTTGGCATTACTGGAACCACAATCACCACCCCAGTGATTGCCCAAATCAATGACGCGAATGGAAACGAGACATTAAAACTAGCTTCTATTGCTAGTGCAGTGAACGAGGTAACGATTGAGAATGCTGCAACAGGCAACGCCGTCCACATCTCAGCCACAGGCGGGGACGCCAGCGTTGGGCTGCATTTGGCAGGCAAGGGCGCAAGTGGCTACGTCAACGTGCAAGACTCAGTTGATGCCACGAAGCGCATCATGTTCAACGCTGCTGGTGGCACGACAAACACGCGCACGATGTTAAGCAGCACGCAGACTGTCGATAGAACGATTTCGTTGCCAGATGCAACAGATACATTGGTTGGTAAAGCGACAACGGACACGCTAACGAACAAGACGCTTACAAGTCCGACAATGACTGCGCCAGTTCTTGGCACGCCAGCCAGCGGCACAGTGACCAACCTTACTGGAACGGCATCAATTAACATCAACGGAACCGTGGGGGCCACCACACCTAGCACGGTGGCGGCGACGACGCTAACAACCAATGCTGTTGGAGCATGGACTTCATCTTCTTCTGGTGCAACTACACCAACCATTACAACAACAGGAACTGGTTCAACAAATCCTGCATTATTAATTTCTGCACCATCTGTTACAACTCCTTTTACATGGTATATAGGTGGTGCTGGAGCAAATGGCTCATTCTTTATTTATGATGGAGCCGCAAACCGTTTAACGCTGACTTCTACGGGAATCAACTCCACGGCCATCGGTGCGACCACGCCGTCCACGGGGGCGTTCACGACTTTGTCGGCCACGGGGCAAATCACTTCAACCGTTGCGTCTGGCACTGTCACACTAGAATCTACCGCACCTTATGGCACAGGTTATAAAGCAATACGTTTAGGCAACACTGGAAGCACATTAACTGTAGGTGTTGAAAGCAGCGCGGGTGGGTCATTATTAACTTCTGCCACAGGATATGCTGGAGTTGTTAGTAGCAATTCTACGATTTTACAACTTGGTGCAAGTAATACTATTGTAGCCACACTTTCTTCAGGCGCACTAGCGGTCACTGGGAATTCTACTGCCACAGGCTATCTTGGAGCCTTTAGTGGAGGCGATGCTTTTTGCTATGTTGGAACAAGTAGTAGTGGCGGTGAATACGGTTATGTAAAATGGAAAGACTCAAACGATACCATTAACCTTGGGACAAGCACTGGTGGAGATTCGCTTACTGTTACAGAGAGCGGCAACGTCGGCATTGGGACGGCGAGTCCTGCAAACAAGTTGGACGTAGATGGACTCATC